AAAATATCAAAATATTGGTACTAAAATATTCTATGTAACTGCACAAGGTAGAGAAAAGCAAAGAGCAGCTAAATTAGGAAAAGCACCATGGAATAAAGGATTAAAATTTCCTTATAAACCTTTGTCTGAAAGCCATAAACTAGCAATAAGTAAAGGTACTACCGGTGTAAAGAAAAAAAGAACTCACCCTTGCTCGGAAGAAACTAGAAAACACTTAAGTGAAATTAATAAAGGTAGAGTTCCTTGGTCAAAGGGATTGACAAAAGAAACTGATAGTAGAATTGCTGATATTGCTGATAAAGTAAGTAAAAAACATACTGGAATTAAACACAGTAAAGAGCGAAGAGAGATAGAAAGTATTGCTGCCAAAAATAGACATAATCCAAAGGTTTCATGTTTATGTTGCAAGAAAGTATATGATTTAAGAAATTTTGCTAAACACTTAAACTCTTTAGGTGGAAAAACAATAACCTGTCTATGTTGTAGAAAAGAATACAGTCCAGCTAAATTTAAACAACACATGGACCGAGTATCATGTTTACACTGTAGAAAAGAGTTTGATAAAGGAAATTTTAAACAACATATAAATAAATTGTTAAAAATGGAAAAGGAACTATTATGATAGAATCTAGACAAGAACTTGCGGAATTCTGTCTAAGGGCTCTTGGTGCAGGTGTAATTAACATTGAAGTATCAGACGATCAGCTAGAAGACTGTGTCGATATGGCTGTGGAATATTATCGTGAATTCCACTACGATGGTATTGAACGTGACTTCATTAGAGCAATTGTAACAGAAACTACTCTATCTGTAGCTGATACAAGTACATTAGTTGTTGGTGATATTATCACAGGCTCAACAACTGGTGCAATCTCTAAAGTTACTTCTATTGTTAATACTACAGACTTTACAGTTGCAAGAGTTCAGAATCTAAAGATGTTTAAGTTTAATGAAACTTTTACAGTCAATTCTGTTGTATATACAATTACAAAAGTCGTTGAAGGTTCAATCGATTCAAATTATTTTGAGATTGAGGACTCTGTTGTTGGTGTACTTAAAGTATTAAACATTAATTCTATTAACATGCAATATTATGTTGGTGCAATGCATTATCTAGCTGACATGGAATTCGTCCTTAAGAAAGAAAAGACATTCAGATTCAATCGTAGACAGAATAAAATCCACTTGGATATCGATTGGGACTTGGATGTTAAGCCTAACGATATTCTAGTATTTGAAGTTTACAGATATGTCGATGACGATCTATATGGCGAAATGTTGAACGATCGTTGGTTGAGACTTTATACCACTGCTCTCCTAAAACGTCAGTGGGCAAACAACACAAAAAAATACGAAGGTATGCAATTGCCTGGTGGAATGAGATTTACTGGTCAGCAAATGTACATGGAAGCTATGCAAGAAATTGCTATGTTAGAACAAGAAATGCGTGACTGTGAAGAACCTTTACTGTTCGTTGTAGGATAATCAATGGCACTTAAAAACCCATACTTCAAGGACTCTTCATTAGAGCAGAACCTATCTGAATCACTCATTATTGAGTCAATTCAAGTTATGGGCCGTGAGTACTTTTATCTTCCTAGAACTGTAGTACAATTAGACAAAATCCTAGGGGAAGATATTTCCTCTAGATTCGATGCAGCTATCAGCATTGAAATGTACATGCAAGACATGAATGGATTTCAAGGAGACAATGAGTTATTCTCCAAGTTTGGTTTGTCTATTGATAAAACATATACTCTGATTGTATCACAAAAGAGATTCTTGGAAGATGTAGTTGGTAATGTTTCTAGAATGGATCCAACACATCCTACTAGGACTATTAAGCGACCAGTCGAAGGTGACTTGATTTATGATCCTCTAACAAAGCACCTTTTTGAAATCAAGAATGTTGACATTGACTATGAGTTTTACCAGTTAGGTAAGAACTATATGTTCCACTTGACTTGTGAGTCGTTTAAATACAATAGCGAACCAATCGCTACAGGTATTGCTGATATTGATGCATTCGAAAATATGTCATTGAATGAAAATTCTGACCGTGACCTTTCTGATGAGGATAAACTTAGAGAGTACGGTACAAGCTATGCAATCGATGCAGAAGCAATATCATTCAATGAAGATGATCCATTTGGAGAATTATAATGTTAATCGGTGAAGTCCCATTCTATAATAGCACCATAAGGAATTTTATTATTGCCTTTGGTAATCTATTTTCTAAACTTACTGTCTGTAGGGAAGAGGATAGTTCTTGTCAGTTTATTAAAGTCCCAGTTGCATATGGACCGAAGAATAAATGGTTGTCTAGATTACAAGAGGATCCAGATCTTACAAACAACGTTGGTATCGTTTTACCTAGAATTGGTTTTGAAATAACCGGTTATCAGTATGATGGATCCAGAAAGATTGGTGCCATGGGTGCTAGTTTAAATGGCAATCTAAATGGTGAGAGAGTAAAACTATTCAATCCTATTCCTTATGACGTGGGTATTACTTTAAGCACCATGTGTAAGACTCAGGAAGATTCATTACAACTACTTGAACAGATAGTTCCATACTTTTCACCACACATGACTGTTAAGATTAACATTCTACCTGAGTTTAATGTAATAAAAGCAGTACCTATCGTATTACAATCAGTTAATGTCGAGGATTCATACCAAGGCGGGTTAAACGAAACTCGTACGGTAATTCAGAATTTTAACTTTGTAGCACAGCTTGATCTATTCGGACCTATTGTACAGCCACAAGGTGTTATTAAAGAAACTATTGCTGATCTTAATTCTACCACGGTTGCTGGAAGTTCAAATGCAGCTTCTAATCAAACATATAATGCAGAAGTTAATCCACGTTATGCTTCAAAGATTGATCCACATACAGTAGATGAGTCGTGGACATTACCTACAACATTCTAATGTGAGTTATTATGAGTTTTGAGAAAATAGCAGATGTCTTTGATGTTGAATGTACACCAGTAGAGAGTACATCATCTGCAGTAGCAGTAATTCCTGCCGTTTCAGAGTCACCAGAAGATGAGGACTTTGATTACTCTCGTGCAACACAATATGAGTTAATCGAGCAAGGCAAGCATGCCATAAATACTGCTATGTTGATTATGAATGAGACTCAATCCCCCAGGGCCATTGAAGTCTTAGCATCTTTACTGAAGAATGTATCAGAGCTGAATCGTTCCCTTGTCCAAATGTCAAGTGATAAAGCCGATGTAAAGATGAAGAAGAAAGGTGTACCAGCACAGGGAGGTAGCTCTCAACCTGTAACTCAGAATGTTCAGAATAACATTATCTTTAGTGGATCATCTGCTGATCTTAATAAAAGAATAGCTGAACTAATGAAAGCTAATTCTTAAATCTAGTAACTAATCATGTATCTAGATAGTATCTAATTTCATCTAGTTACAATCTTTCTTATCATCGACCTCACAAGTCGATTTTATCAGGTTTTTCCTAACTGTCAACATTAAATGGAAAACCTAGAGTTTTTGTGAGTTTTTCCATGACATCAAATGTACAAGTACCACAATCAGTACTTGATTACCTTAAGACACTTGCTTTTAGATCGGATCCTAATCTAAGACCGGAAGGTTCAGTAATTGAGTATACTAATAAAATTAATATACGGATGAAATGATACTTGAGATAAAATCGCCAAAGTATAAATAATTATTTTGGAGACTAATATGGATTATGAATCGATATTGAAATCTATGCCTCATGATATAAGATATTTGGAAGCTTATATAAAATGGATAAAAAGGTGTAGAAGAAATACAACTGGGATTAAACACCACATATGTCCTAAATCTAAAGACTTATGGCCACAATATAAATCATTTAAAACAAATAGCTGGAATATGTCATTAATGACTCCTTATCAGCATCTTGTTGCACATTGGTTATTGTGGAAAGCTTATAATACTAAAAGTCTAACATATGCATATTATAAGATGGGTAAAGGCAAAAACACATGTTTATCTGTAAATTCATATAATGAAATAAATGAAGCATATAGAAAAATCCAATCGGATAAAGCAAAAGAAAGATTATCAGCAGGGACTCATAATTTCCAGAGTGAAGAACACTTACGAAAGATTAGTGAATTAACTACAGCTAGATTAAAGGAATTAGGTGCTGCTGGATTACATCAATCCCAAACTCCGGAAGCTAAAGCTGCATTATCTGTAAGAATGAGTGCATTACAAAAAGAACTGGTTGCAACAGGCAATCATCACAGTCAGACTAAAGAATCAAGAGAAAGAGTAGCTAATATGTCTAGGGAAAGAGCTGCTCAAGGACTTAACAATTTCCAAGGTGAAGAAAATCAAAAAGTAATGCAAGAAAAGGCTGCTGATGCTAGAAAAACATTGCAGAATAGACCATTAGTACAAGAAATCTTCCAATATGCCAAAGATAATAATATAAGAGAATTAAAGTTTGGTAGAGGTTGGTTTCTAAAATCAGAAGATATAATACTAGAAAAGTTTGAAAAATTAAAAAATGACCGTGCAAATACCAGATAGTGTAGCAGAATATCTAAAAACTCTTGCCTTTAGATCAGATCCAAATCTAAGACCAGAGGGAACAATTATCGAATATGACGATAATATGATCCTAGAATATATCAAGTGTAGCAAAGATCCCATATACTTTATTGAAACCTACTGTAAGGTTATTCACGTTGACCGCGGTCTTGTTCCATTCAAATTACATGACTATCAGAAGCGTGTAGTAGATGCATATCAGCACAATAGAAATGTAGTTTTACTTACTGCTCGACAGATGGGTAAGACAACAATCTCTGCTGCATTCTTTGCATGGTACGTACTATTCAATGATGAAAAGACTGTTGCTATTCTAGCTAATAAGGCAGCGGTTGCAAGAGAAATTCTTTCCCGTATTCAGACAATGTTGTCTAACCTACCTAAGTGGTTACAACAAGGAGTTGTTACTTGGAATAAGGGATCCATTGAACTAGAGAATAGATCAAGAATACTATCAGGTGCAACATCTTCATCTGGTTTCCGAGGCTTCTCAATCAATCTATTGTACCTCGACGAATTCGGATTCGTACCGAATAACATTGCTGATGAATTCTTTACCTCAATGTTCCCAACACTATCTTCCGGTAAAGAAACAAAACTAATCATTAGTTCTACTCCTAATGGTTATAATCACTTTCACAAAATATGGTCTGAAGCAGAAAAAGGAATTAATGGCTTTGCTCATGTAAGATGTGATTGGTGGGAACACCCAGACCGTGACGAGAATTGGGCAGAAGAACAAAGACAAGCACTTGGTGAAATAAAATACCAACAGGAAGTCTGTGTATCCTTCCTAGGTTCATCTATGACTCTACTAGATGGTGCAACCCTAGCTAGATTGACATATGATGTGCCACTAAAAGATTACGGTGAAGGTGACTATGCTGGACTCAAAGTCTATGCTTCACCTCAGGATAATCATAGTTACGTTATGACAGTTGACGTATCCCGTGGTCGACACTTGGACTATTCTGCATTTACTATTTTTGATGTTACAGAATATCCACACAGGATAGCATGCACATTCTATAACAATACCGTTGCACCTCTAATGTATGCAGGTATCATCTATCAAGTAGCTAAACAGTACAATGAAGCATACTTGCTCATAGAAATCAATGACATTGGTGCTCAGGTGGCAGAAGAACTATACAATGCCTACGAGTATGAAAATATGTTCTGGACCAAAGCAGGTGATAAACTTGGTGAGGCTGGTGCTGATCCATATCCTGGTATTCGTACAACCAAAAAGACTAAGACTATCGGTTGTGCCAACCTCAAGGATATCGTAGAAAAGAACCAACTGATTATCAATGACTATACAATGATTAAAGAGTTGGCTGTATTCATTCAAAATAGAACAGGGTCATATGCAGCCGATGAAGGTCAACACGATGACTCTGTGATGACTCTAGTACTATTTGCATGGTTATGTGTTCAGCCCTGGTTCTGCGATTTAACTGACAAAAGCATGCGGAATAAGATGTACGAGAACTTAATCCACAAAATGGAAGAAGATTTATTGGTTGGTGGGTTCAGTGATGGTAATGAAGCATACGAAGATGAACCAAACTGGTTAATGTAAACATAGTGGAAAATGTCAAAAAATTCTCTTTTAAAATCATATAAATAGGACAGACAAATGTCAGTTTTTGACACTTATTGTATCTTCTATTAACTTAATGTGCTTAAATGTTAATAAGTTACGTTATTTTAAATTAAGTATTTGATTCTAAAGGATAAATGTGCATACTGATAGTAATATGTTATTGGATATATCTGATAAGTTAGATAGGTATATTGTTAAATATAGAAATGGTACTTTAAATCTACCAATGCTGGAATTAGAGATGCAAAATGTAGTAGTCTATATTGTAACTACACATAATTACCCTGAGATTGTGGCAAAGCGAATTGTTATTAAATATGTTAAATCTATTTTAG